GAACGAGCGCACCCAGCGATCGCGGAGGGCGTACGTCGCGGATCCGCGCGTGAGGTCTGTCGTGGCGGTTTCGGTGACGTCGATCTTCAGCTCGATCGTGCCTTCGGTGGCGGCGTGCGCGGGCGTGAGGGGGGCGGTGAGCATGAGCGCGGCCAGGACGACCGCGAGCAGCTCGAAGACGAAGGGCTTGTTCTTGCGCATTCTGTTTCTCCTATGCCGCCAGCTCGACGGCGAAAACGAAAAAGTCCATCGACACGCGATAGATCTGCGTATCGTCTTCGTACAGGTCGCGATCGCTCTCGGGCATCACGGCCTCGATGCGGACGTCATCGACCGTGCGAACGTAATTCGGGGTCTCGTGCCGGCTAGGGCAGAGGCACGCCTTCACGGCAGCCGCGAGCTCGCGCGCGGCGAGGTAGGTCGACGCCCAGCAGTCGACCTGAATCCGCGGCCGCTCCATGCCCGGGCCGTCCTGCGAAATCACCGTTTGATTCGAGACGCGCTGCAGTGTGATCGCCGGCAGCGTCGGACTCTGCGGAAGGACGAGCGGATAGACGCGCGCGGCGACAATCTCCGCGACCTCCGCGTCGTCTACCAGAAGCGTGCGGATAGCCTCGGCGATCATTCCGTCCTCACCCATGCTTGGATCCGCCGCGCGGCGCTCCGGCGCTCCGAGCCGTGGTTCCCGATCGCGTCGACGCGCGCAATGTCGTAGGTGCGGCCGCCGTAGGAGATCCGGATGCGCTGCCCGGGCGTAACGTCGTCGAGGTAGGTCTTCGGACACAGGATCTCGAAGACGACTTCCGCCTTCGCGACGAGCTGCTGGCCGCGAAACACTTCGCCGCCGGCGACGTACACGACCTCCGCGGCGACCTCGAACAGATCCGCCCAGCCCGGAATCGGCTGGCCCGCGTTGTCCTGCGTTTCCGTCGCCTGCTGGAGGGTGATGCGCTTGTCGCGCTTCCCGGCCTGCACGCTAGACCTCCACCAGGAAGGGCAGCGCGAGGTTGTCGGCGCGCAGCAGAGCGGGCGTCATGATCGTTCCCTTGATCGACTCCTCGCGGTTCTCGTAGCCCTCGGCGACGTTGAGCACGATGGCGTGACGGAGCGAGCCCGGAACGTTGTCGCTCGCGGTGCCGTAGCCGCAGACGAACTGAATCTCGACGGCGTTCGGCTCGCCCCAGGTCGAAGGCCAGATCTCACCGTAGGCGGGTCGGATGTGACCGGCCGCCGCCTTCGGGCCCGCCGGCGCGAAGACCTCGTAGCTCGAGGTCGGCCAGGTAGTGAGCGTCCCTGCCGTGTCGTAGTACTTCACGTGCGTCACGCTGACGAGAGGAGCCTTCGGCAGACGAAGGATGTCCGCGTCGGGAAAGCAGGAAAGGAAGAGCTTCCATGTCGCCGTGATGAGCTGGCGATTCGTGACGGCCTCAACGCGATCGGTAGCCGACGGAACGAGGACGTTCTCGATGTAGTCGCGATCGTCTTCGCTGTCGAGACGGATGTGCTTCTTGAGGTCGTTGTCCCAATCGACCGCGAGCGCCGCCGGAGCCGTGACGAGAGAGAGAACGCCGCTCATCGGACGTAGACGATCACCGTCCCCGATTTGGCGTTTCCGGCGTTGGTGACGCCGAGGGTGAGCTTGCTGTTCGCGACGCCGGCGAGGCTGCCTTCGGTTACGTGCTCCGTGTTCGCGGTATCGCGGTTCAGTCCGGCGCCGAGGAGAACGTCGTGCCCGTCAGCGTCATTGAGGACCACGTCGTAGTTGTCCGTCGGCGCCGCCACGCCGTCGGGAATCGTCGTGAACCCGATGATCTTTCCGTCGAAGGCGGAGGTCGACGTGCCGTCCGCCGCACCGCCAGCCGAAGACGTCCAGGCGAACGTCAGTTTCTTGACGCTCGATCGGGTGAGTTCGGTGGCGGTGACGGTTCCGGCCATAGGTCAGGCTCCTGGAAATTAGTCGGCGTCGAGTGCGGGCGATCCGCCGGCACCCTTCACGATCGCGATCGTGCCGGCCGTGTTGACGACGAAGTTCTCGCAGTGCGCCATCGCGTCGGCGACGGCGTTGGCCGCGACTGTGCCTCCGGACGCGAGGCCGCGCGTGTTCGCGATCACGCCTGTCGTCCCCGTGATGACTTCGAGGTACGGCTCTCCCGCGTCGGTGTTGTGGACGAGGTTGTCGAGAACCATGAGTCCCTGAGACAGCGTCGTGATGGCGTTGATGCACGCCGTCGAGTGATCGCCCATGAACTCGTTGTTCGCGATCCGAACGTTGTGCGATGCACCGCTGAGCTTGATGGCCGTCGCGGCTCCCGCAACGCCAGGCTCCGCCAGGAAGCGGCAGTTCTCGATCGTGGCGCGGTGCGAGCCGGCGGCGAGGATGAGCGCGTCGACGAAGTCGTGCGTCGTCGTTCCGCCGTAGTACCACTCGCAGTTCTTGAACGTGACGTCGGTCTTTCCCTCGACGTTCACGCCGCGCACGACGGCCGAGATCGCCGCGACGAAACGGAGGTTCTCGATGTGCACGTTGTTCGCGCCGATCGCGACGTCGGACGCCGTCGCGCTGAAGGTGAACGTCGGGCGGAGCGCTCCCCAGCCGAGACCGATGATGCGAACGCCGGCAACGTCGACGTCGAAGCCGTCCGCCGCCGCGATCGTCTCGGCGTGGCCTGGCATCACGTAGATGGTGTCGCCCTTGCTCGCGGTGCAGAGCCCGATCGCGTAATCGAGCGTCGCGCACGGTGCGTCGGGATTCTGCCCGTACCCAGCGCCGTCCACGCCCGTGCCGCTGTGGACGAAGAACACGTCGCCGGTACCGAGGCTCTGATTGATGACGGCGAACATTCCGCCGGGCTGCTTGCGTGCGAAGAGAGCGGTCTTGTTTCCCACTTTGGGTAACCTCCTAGTTCATGGGCTGGGAGCGGTCCCGATGACCGCCCCCGACGGTGTTCGCGTCTTAGTCGACGATCGCCGACGGCAGATCCGCCGGAGCCGCCTGGTATCGCAAGCCGCACAGGAAGAGCAGCACGCAGCCGAGCTGCGCATTGGTTCCGGTGTCCTTGACGTTCACCTGCAAACAATCGAAGCCGTTGTCCACGTCGAGCAGATCCACCGGGATCCACGCGGCGTAGAGGCCCTGCTCCTCGGCCGAGGTGCCGTCCCCGACGAAGTCCTCGTCCGCCGTCTGAGAGACCTCCGTCCAGGAGCCGACGGCCGTGAGCGCCGCGCCCTGCTTCTTGTGGATCTTGATGAACCCGTTCAGATCCTTCGCCTCGCCGCCGGCGACAGTCTTCGCCTGCTGCAATTCGAGCGTGGGATCGTCGGCGGCCGTTCCTGCGGCCTTGAAGAACACGACCAGCACACCGCCGGTCACGTTCTTGAGCGACACGTAGTCGCCCGCGACGGCAGTCTGCAGGTCCGCCGGCACCGTGCCGGGGACGATGTCGAAAATGTGTCCGAGAGGATTGACCATGAGCTTTCTCCTTCCTCAGTGCCGAGCGCTTATCCGCGCGTCGCCAGGACGATGAACGGCGAGAGCGTCGCGCTGCCCTTGAAGGGCGTCATCGCGGCGCGCGGAATCGGCTGCCCGTCCACGCGGTAGATGCCGCGGAACGTCTCCTCGCCCTGAGAGAAGCGGACGTGAATGGACGATGTCTGCTCGATGCCGGTCGCCTTCCGGATGAGCCGGTAGCGCGAGAGGTCGACGAGCGCGATATCGCCCACCGTTCCGAGCGTCTCCGCGTACTCGACCGGGATCACCGGGCGACCCTTGATGCGGAGGATCCCGTCGGGCCCGTAGTTCACGAAGCGGGGCTCGAGGGCGGCCGTGCCGATCGGGAGCGCGAGCTCGTCGAGCTGCGGTTCGCAATCGACGTTGATGAACCACACGGCGTTCGCCTTGGAGCGCGCAGGCATCCGAGCCCACATCGCCGAAAGGTTCCCCGGCGTGATCGTCCGCGCCGCCTGGCCCGCTTCCTTCGCGACAGACACGAGGCAGGGAGCGACGGTGAAGCCGATCGGGCAGCCCGCGCCGGAACCGCGCCAGACCTTGTTCTCGACCTGGAACATCAGCTCGTCACGGAGTGCCGACTGCAGTTCGCCGCCCAGCGCCGCGGCGTCGGCCGCGAGCTCCTCGGTCACGTAACCGAGGGTCCCGACCTTCTTCAGCTCCATCTCGATCTTTTCGAGCTTGATCTGGCTCGCGTCGGGCGCCGTGCCCTCGTCGATCCAGTAGCCGAGCACGCCGCCGTCGCGCGATCCGTCCACGCGGCTGGTCTGCTTGATCGCGGTGAACTTGATCGCGTTCCCGCTGATGGTGCGCGTCTCGACGCGGCTCAAGAGCTGGCCGCCCTCGAACATCTCGCGCTCGATCGCGACCGAGTCCTCGACCGGCACGGCGAATCCGCCATCCGGCCCGGACGCCGTTCCCATGCCCGACGCCGCCGCCTTGTGGAGCCGGGGGTCGACGCCGTGCCCGATTCCCGCGCGATGGACCGCCTGCGCGAAACGTCCGAGACGGAGGGACGTGGGCTCGCCCGCCTTGATCCAGGGCTCGTCCTGGCGGTTGTCGTGGGTCTCCACGTTGTGGCCGACGCGGGCAACGACCGCCGCCGTCTCCGTGGCGATCCGCTGCTCTTCGGCGTGGATCTGCTCTTCGAGGGAGGTGACGAGAGCGCGAGTCGTCGCGATCTTCTCGTCGAGCGCCTGCGCCTCGGCCTTCGCCGCGGCTACGGCCTTCTTGCTCTCGTCGGTCGCGGCGTTTGCGAGCTGCGCCTCGAGCAGGCTCGTGACCTTGGCCTTCGAGCCGCTCTGCTGTTCGAGCAGGACATTGAGCGCTCCCTTGTGGTCGAGCGCCTTCTGCTTGAGTTCGTTGATCTTGAGCACGGCCAACCTCCCTTTGACTGAGGTGCCGTGGAGGCCCTGAAAGTAAAAAGGCCTGCCAGAAGGCACCGGTTGTGTTCGGTGTCATCTCCGGCAGGCGCTCTCAAGGGAGGCAACCTTGTAGGGAGGTGGAGCTTCGCGCCTATGGGCGGTGCTCCGTGACGATCAGGCTGTACGGTACGCCGATCGAATCGACGAAGTCAAGACCATTCGCGCATCAGGTCGAGGATTGTGGTGCGCTCGTCTCCCTCGATCTCGCGCACACCGCCGTCCGCGCGATGCTCGAGCACGGCTGTCCGGTCTTGGCCGGGCGTGGCCTGGTCGAAGCCGGTCGCCTTCGGCGCCCCGGCCACCTTCCCGCCCGTCTTCGCCAGCCGGCGCACTGCGTCATCGATCGTTCCGACGCGGTCCGCGAGGCCGCGCTCGATCGACTCCTTCGCGTTGAACCGGAGGCCCTGGCCGAAATCCT